AAGGAACCGAATCCTGGGGTATATGATTGGGTGGTCAACTTTGACCTTAATTCTCTTTATCCCCATCTTATTATGCAGTACAACATTTCGCCAGAAACCCTCCTGGACGAAAGACATCCCACTGCAAATGTTGAAAGGATCTTAAATCAAGAAATTAATTTTGAACTCTATAAAGATCAAGCAGTTTGTGCTAACGGAGCAATGTTCCGTAAGGATGTTCGTGGGTTCCTGCCAGAACTCATGGAGAAGATGTATAACGAACGAGTCATTTTCAAAAAGAAAATGATTGAGGCAAAAAAGAAGTATGAAAAAACTCCGACGAAAGAACTGGAAAAGGAGATTGCAAGATGCAACAACATCCAGATGGCAAAAAAGATTTCTCTTAACTCTGCTTATGGTGCTATCGGCAATCAGTATTTCCGCTACTATAAATTAGCCAATGCCGAGGCAATTACTCTTTCTGGACAAGTCAGTATCCGCTGGATTGAAGGAAAGATGAATTCTTATCTCAATAAAATTCTAAAGACAAATGATGTTGATTACGTTATTGCTTCAGATACTGATTCTATCTACCTTAATATGGGTCCTTTGGTTGAATGTGTATTCAAGTCAAGAGAGAAAACTACTGAGAGCATTGTTTCGTTCCTTGATAAGGTCTGTGAAATGGAACTTGAAAAGTATATTGAAGGTTCTTACCAAGAATTGGCTGACTATGTGAATGCATACGATCAGAAGATGCAGATGAAGCGTGAGAATATTGCTGACCGTGGAATCTGGACTGCTAAAAAGAGATACATTCTCAATGTATGGAACAGTGAAGGTGTTGCATATTCAGAACCTAAACTTAAGATCATGGGAATTGAAGCAGTCAAATCTTCAACTCCTGCTCCCTGCCGTAAGATGATTAAAGACGCTCTCAAAATCATGATGAATGGTAGTGAAGATGATGTGATTAACTTTATTGATAAGTGTCGTGAGCAGTTTAGATCTCTTCGCCCAGAAGATATTGCCTTCCCAAGAACGGCATCTGATGTTCAAAAGTATCATTCTTCTTCTGAGATTTATAGTAAGGGTACACCAATTCATGTTCGTGGAGCATTGTTGTTTAATCATTACATTAAACAAAACAAACTCACGAATAAGTATTCTTTAATTGCAAATGGCGAAAAAATTAAGTTTGTATATCTAAAAAAACCAAATACTATTCAAGAAAATATTATTTCTTTCATTCAAGATTTCCCAAAGGAACTTGGTCTTGACAAATACGTGGATCATGACCTACAATTTGAGAAAGCATTTCTTGAACCACTGAAGTCAATCTTGGATGCGATTGGTTGGAATGTGGAAAAAACTGTAAACCTTGAATCATTTTTTGCCTAATGGATCTGCCTATTAATGACGACGAACTGAATACTATTGTAAAAGCACTTGGTTTTGGTGGAGATGCTGCTTTGTACCACAAACTGAAACTAGTTAAGGAACTTAAAGAACAAGGTTTACCTTATAAAAAGATACTTCGTGAAGAATACGGGATGGTGGCATGATGATTAAAGTAAAATATCAACTTAAAGAGTATCCAAACACAACACTCTTTAAGTTCTTTAAAACTGAAGAACAAGTAGAGATTTTTAAATTTCAAAATCCACATTATATTTTTGAGTGATTTATGGACTTTCTTAAAGACATTGTAAAGGAAATTGGTGGCGAGTACACTCAACTTGCTGCAGACATTGATGAGACGGAAAAGTATGTTGATACGGGTTCATACATTTTTAATGCACTGGTTTCAGGTAGTGTATTTGGTGGTGTATCTGGGAATAAGATTACTGCTATTGCTGGAGAGTCTTCTACTGGAAAGACTTTTTTCTCTCTCGCAGTGGTTAAGAACTTTCTTGATATTAATCCCGATGGTTATTGTCTCTACTTTGATACTGAGGCTGCTATTACCAAGTCACTCTTAGAATCTCGTGGAGTGGATACTGATAGAACGGTTGTTGTTAATGTAGTGACAATCGAAGAGTTTCGTACTAAGGCACTTAAGGCAGTAGACATTTACTTAAAAAAACCTGTAGAAGAACGCAAACCTTGTATTTTTGTGTTAGACTCTCTTGGTATGCTTTCCACCGAGAAAGAAATTACTGATGCACTGAATGACAAGCAAGTTCGTGACATGACTAAATCGCAACTTGTCAAAGGTGCATTTCGAATGCTCACACTCAAATTAGGCCAAGCAAATGTTCCGCTCATTGTCACAAATCATACATACGATGTCATTGGAGCTTACGTACCAACAAAAGAAATGGGCGGAGGTTCTGGACTCAAATATGCAGCATCTACGATCATCTATCTCAGCAAAAAGAAAGAGAAAGATGGAACAGAAGTGGTCGGCAATATTATCAAAGCTAAGACTGCTAAGTCGCGTTTGAGTAAGGAAAATAAAGACGTTGAAGTCCGTCTGTATTATGATGAGCGCGGTCTTGATCGTTACTATGGTCTTTTGGAACTTGGTGAGATTGGTGGACTCTGGAAGAACGTTGCTGGGCGTTATGAGATTAATGGTAAAAAACTTTACGCAAAAGAGATTCTAAAGAATCCTGATCAATATTTCACTGAAGAAGTGATGCAACAGTTGGACGAAATCGCACAAAAGGAATTTAGTTATGGAGCAAGTTGAATTTCTAATTCTTAGAAATTTATTATATAATGAGGAGTATTTAAGAAAAGTTTTACCGTTTATCAAATCTGAATATTTTGAAGATGCAAATCAAAAAATTGTATTCGAAGAGATTGTTTCCTTTGTACAAGAATATAACAAACTTGCAACAAAGGAAATTCTTTGCATCGAAGTAGAGAATCGTAAAGATATTACGGATACATCATTTAAAGAGATTGTCCATTTGATTGATAATCTTAATGATGTACCTATTGAAATGAATTGGATTGTCGATACTACAGAAAAGTGGTGTCGTGATCGTGCAATTTATTTGGCTCTTATGGAGTCTATTCATATTGCTGATGGCAAAGACGAAAAAAAGAATCGGGATAGCATTCCTAGTATTCTGTCAGATGCTTTAGCAGTTTCTTTTGATAATCATGTAGGTCACGATTACTTAGAAGACTATGAGCAACGTTACGAGTCATATCACAAAAAGGAAGAAAAGATTGAGTTTGACCTTGAGTTCTTTAACAAGATTACAAAAGGCGGTCTCCCTAATAAGACTCTCAACATCGCTCTTGCTGGTACGGGTGTCGGAAAATCTTTATTCATGTGCCATGTGGCTGCTTCCGTCTTATTGCAAGGAAAAAACGTTCTCTATATCACTCTTGAAATGGCTGAGGAGCGAATTGCAGAACGAGTTGATGCAAATCTCCTTAACGTCCCTATCCAAGAAATCTCAGAATTGCCGAGGCAAATCTTTGAAAATAAAGTAACTAACCTTGCAAAGAAAACTCAAGGCACTCTAATCATTAAAGAGTATCCAACTGCATCTGCACACAGCGGACATTTTAAATCACTTCTTAATGAACTCGCACTTAAGAAGTCATTTAAACCAGATATTATTTTCATCGACTATTTGAATATTTGTGCATCTTCACGTTATAAGGGAAATCTTTCTGTTAACTCTTATTCATATATCAAGGCTATTGCTGAGGAACTTAGAGGACTTGCAGTTGAATTTAACGTTCCAATCGTTTCCGCTACTCAGACTACTCGTTCAGGTTATGGAAGTTCTGATGTTGAACTTACTGATACTTCCGAATCCTTTGGTCTTCCTGCTACTGCTGACCTTATGTTTGCTCTTATTAGCACAGAGGAACTTGAAGGACTTGGACAGATTCTTGTGAAGCAATTGAAGAATCGTTATAATGATCCAACCATTCACAAGCGTTTTGTAGTTGGTATTGATCGTGCTAAGATGCGTCTTTATGATTGTGAACAATCCGCTCAAGATGATATTCTTGACAATGGTAAAGAAGAAGAGTATGATTATGAAGAAAAAAAACCAAAGAAATCTTTTGATGGATTTAAGTTCTAATGAGAGTAGTAGCGTTTAATGTAACACACGATAGTTCGGTTTGTTCGTATGTTGATGGAAAAATAGAATTTTATTGTAAGGAAGAACGAATTTCTAAAGTTAAAAGAGATAAGGCTCCATACAAATCTTTGGAATTATTGTATGAACAAAATTTTGGACCTATTGATCATGTTTTATTTTTAACTCCAACTTATGATTATAGACTTTTTGAAAATTATTCCAGATATGTATTAAAAAAATTTGATGTTGAATTGGAAAATTATTCCTCTTTACAACATCATGATTGCCATGCAAGCATTTCTTTTTACAATAGTGGTTTCGAAAAATCTTTGGTATTTGTAATTGATAGGAATGGATCTACATTCTTTTCACCAAATGGAAATGAACTTGCTAGAGAATCTGAATCAGTTTATATTGCATCTTATAATGAAGGTATTTTTCCAGTACAAAAATCTTTCTGGATTAATGATGAGAATGAAAAAGTTTATGTAAAAAATTTGATCAAAGATTACTATCAAAAAGATATTGATATCGAAGTTAATAATCCGTTTAGTATCGTGAAAGTTTATGAGGCAGCAACTACTTTAATAGGTCAGCACGCATTAGAAAATGGAAAAACTATGGGTCTTTCCTCTTATGGTGAAAACTTAGAATATCCTCCGTTATTTTTAAATGGATCTGCAATAAGAAATTATTTTTCTTCTATAGATGTAAGTTTTTCTGAGCAAAATTCTTCATGTTTTTTTGGAGATGAAGATAAAATAACAGATAATTTAGCCAAAGATAATTATCAGTTTTATGCAAATAAAGCAAAGCATGTGCAATTAGAAACTCAAAAAGAATCTTTGAGATTGATTAAACACTATGTCGAAAAAACTGGAATTAATAAAGTTTGTATTGTTGGAGGTTATGGATTAAATGTTGTTGCGAATAATTATTATATAAAAAATCTTCCAGATGTGGAATTTTATTTTGAACCGTTGTCCGACGATAGTGGAATAACTTTGGGTGCTTGTATGTTAAAATATCGCCAAGTTACTGGAGATCAAAAAATATACAAATTGGAAAATAATTTTTACCATTATTATAAAAAGCAAGAAATTAATACCAATAAAAAACAATTTAAAACCGCCGATGATATTGTAAATATTTTAGTAGATCAAAAGATCGTTGCAGTGTTTCAAGGCGCTCCAGAAGCTGGTCCAAGAGCATTGGGACACAGATCTTTATTATTTGATCCAAGAAATTCTAATGGAAAAAATCTAGTAAACATTTTAAAAAGAAGAGAATGGTATAGACCATTCGCGGGAATTATATTGGAAGAACATTTTTCAAATTACTTTGAAACTTTGGGACTTAAAAAATCCGAATACATGGTGATTAATTTTGATGCAAAACCTGACGTGAGAGACTATGTTCCATCTATAGTTCATGTAGATAATACTTGTAGGGTGCAAACAGTATCCAAAAAAGACGGATTTATTTTTGAACTTCTTACTTCTTTTTACGAAAGAACAGGATGTCCCATGTTATTGAATACCAGTTTTAATCTTGCAGGTAAACCATTAATTCAAACTGAAGATGATGCTTTAGAATTTATTGATGCCGTAAAAGATTTGGAAATTTTTTCTGGCGTATATTTTGTGGATGAAAAAATCTTTGTACCACGCTCTTGACTTTTTTCTTCAGTTCTCTTATACTAGAAAAGTAATCAACATAAAGCAATGCCTGAGATTGACACTAACAAATATATTGAATTCGTTCGTCAAACCACAAGTCCTGCAAGTAGCAACTATGCAGATTTAGTTTCTCGCCTGTCACAACTTGAAGTTGAGTTTGATGCCGATGTTCCTCGCCTTTTGACAGCAGCTCTGGGCATGACTGCTGAAGCGGGTGAGTTTACTGAAGTGGTGAAAAAGATTTTTCTCCAAGGTAAACCATATAACGAAGAAAATGTATTTCACCTGAAGCGTGAACTTGGAGATATCTGTTGGTATCTTGCACAAGCATGTATGGCACTTGATACAAACTTTGAAGAAGTTCTGCAAATGAACTTTGATAAACTGAGTGCTCGTTATCCTGAGGGTGCGTTTGATGTTTATCGTTCCGAAAATCGTGTTGAAGGAGATCTATAAATAAATTACCCTTCGGGGTTTTCTGGGGATATAGCTCAGTTGGTAGAGCGCCTGCTTTGCAAGCAGGATGTCAGGAGTTCGAGTCTCCTTATCTCCATTCTAAATATTTAAAAAGAGTTAAAGAGAATGGCAGGATTACTTGCTGAACGTCAAGAACGTGGATTGATTGATGCAATTAATAGTGGATATGGGCAAAATAATGGACAACCATTTACTTTAATTGGTGCGAATGGTGTAAAAATTGCTAATGTAACCTTTGCTGAAAAATTCGAAGGTCGTTCTTCCGCAGGAACAGAACCATATACTGATGTAATAATTACAACTAAAACAAAAAAAATAAACGTATCAAATAAAGGAGAAAGTGCTCCTAGTATTGCCGGTGGCGGACTTGCTGGACTTGAACTTGCCGTTCCTGGTTTAACAAAGTTATTTTTGGAAGCTGCTTTAAAAGAATATAAGAAAAGGGGATTTAAAGAAGGAATGTCTGGACTCCCAGATATGTATGGAAAAGTAAGTGATTCTTTAAAAGAAACAATAGTAGTTGGAAATAAAAAAATGGGTGGTCCAATTCATTATATGTATATTGGTCCAATGGATGTAAAATATACTTTTTCAAATGGTGTATTAAGAGTGAATGGAAATTTTTATGAAGCGAAAAAATATGCAAAAGATAATGATTTATATTTGAGACTTAGAAAGAGAAGGGAAGACCAACCATTTGAACCAAGCAAAAAAGATTCAAAAGGTTTACCTTTAATTTTGGGAAGATCGCCAAGTAGAGGTGATTCTGGAAGACGAATCGTTACCGCAAAAAAACCACCAAGAAATGCACTCACGGTTGAGTTCTGAATAAATAAGTTTATATTAAGATAAATATGAAACAGTTTTTTAACTTTCTGAACGAAGCAAAAGAATCCCAAGCGTCAATGCAGGCAAGACGCATGGGACTTAAGGGTGATGGCCACGGCGGTTGGTACAATCCCCAGGGAGAATTTGTTGCAAAAACAGAAGGGGGAGAACTGAAGTTTTATAATCAGGGACAGAGAACGGGGCAAAGAGATATTCCTCAACAAAGAACAAAAGCAAATCAACAAGTTGCTGCAACACAATCTGCAACAAAACCACAAGAGCAACAACCACAAAGAAAAGAAGCAGAAGTTCTTCGTGGAGATGAGGAAGGTAAGGGTGTAACAGTTGTATTTGGTCGCTTTAATCCACCAACAACTGGTCATAAAAAACTTCTTGATTCTGCATCAAACATTTCTGCTGGGTCTGAACTGAGAATCTACCCATCCAGATCTCAAGATGCGAAGAAGAATCCATTAGATCCTTCAACCAAGATTGATTATATGAAAAAAATGTTCCCCAAATATGAGGAGAATATTATTGATGATGACAATATGAAATCAATTTTTGATGTTCTAAAAATTGCTGATGAAGATGGATTTACTGATGTAACTATTGTTGTTGGCGCAGATCGTCTGGGTGAATTTAAGAACTTAGCTAATAAGTATAATGGAGATCTTTATACTTTTGATATGATTAATGTGGTATCTGCAGGCGAACGTGACGCCGACGCTGAAGGTGTAGAGGGAATGTCTGCATCCAAATTGAGAAAGGCAGCAGCAGATAATGATTTTGAGACTTTTAAATCTGGTATTCCAAAATCTTTGGGTCCAGAAGAAACAAAAAATCTTTTTAATGCTCTCCGTAAATCGATGAGAGTATCTGCAAAAGAGTCATATAATCTTTGGGAGATTGCTCCTAAGTTTGATATGTGGAATCTCCGTGAAAATTATATAACCAAAAAGATTTTTAGACTTGGAGACCTTGTAGAGAATTTAAACACTGGTTTGGT